CCTGCAAGTCGCTGATGACCGAGGTGCGACATCAGGCGGTGCATTGCTTACCCGTGCAAAAACTTTTGGATGAATATGATTACCACCACCAAAGGCGAGATGGACGAGTCACTGCTTGAAAAGCGTGAGGGGTCTGTGGAGAACGACACCGAGACAACGACTTGGGTTGAGTACTGGCTGGGCGAAGAGTTAGTCCATCGATCCGTCCACATGGCGCTCAAGCGCAGTGTTTTTGCTGATGGCATCACCGAGTCGATTGGATAAGCATGGCCGGAAAACCAAAACAATCAGAAGTTGATAGGTTTATGTCTCATGTACATAAACATGACTCTGGTTGCTGGTTGTGGACAGCGTTTCGCATGAAAAGTGGATATGGTTTTTTTAGCACTCCCCTTAAACATGAGTTGTCTCATAGGGCTTCGTATCGTCTGTTTAATGGTCAGCTTGACACAAGAGATGTGATGCATCAATGCGATACACCAAGCTGTGTAAACCCCGACCACCTGGTGCTGGGGACTAGGCTGGAAAATATGCAAGATGCAAAGAGCAAGGGAAGAATGTGCATTGGTGAGCGTCACGGAAGAGCAAAATTAACAGATGAACAAGTTCAATGCATAAGAAAATCAAATAAACTACAAAGAGAAATTGCTGTTGAATTTGGAATTACGCAAAGCCATGTGAGTTGCTTGAAAAACGGCAAAAAATGGCAAAATCGCAAACTTGAATTGGGTACAACCCAAGAAGGGAACTATTATTTCTAACACTCAAGCCCTCTGCACCAGCTTCAAAGGTGAACTGCTTGTCGGTCATCACAACTTTGGCACGGGCGTCATCCGTGCAGCAACGACTGCCGACACCTTCAAGGCTGCGCTGTATTTGGCCAGCGCCACTGTCAACGCTGCCACCACGGCCTACAGCGCTACCAACGAGGTCTCAGGCACTGGCTACACTGCCGGCGGCGTCACAGTGACCTTTGGCACTGCGCCAAGCACCAGCGGCACGACAGCCTTTGTGACCCCCAGCGCCAGCATCAGTTACTCTGCTGTCACGCTGTCCACAGCGTTTGATGCTGTCCTGATCTACAACAGCACTCAGTCGAACAAGGCGGTCAGCGTCCACACCTTTGGTTCACAGACTGTGACCGCTGGCACATTTACGCTGACCATGCCAACCAATGACGCCAGCACCGGCCTGATCCGGCTGGCTTAACCAAGGGGCAGCGGCATGGCTGCTTATGGGACAGGCTATTACGGCCTTGGTGCTTATGGCATAGGTAATGTGGTCATCAGCGGCAACCAGGCGACTGGTGCTGCTGGTAACTTGCTGGCCGATAGGTCTGTCCAAGAAGACGGAACGATTGCCACCGGCAATGTTGGCACAGTTGGGCTGACTGTATCCATTGCCATCACGGGTAATGCGGCCACGGGCGCTGTTGGCTCTGTATCAATATCCTCGACAAACGCAGTCACCGGCAATGCGGCCACGGGTGCAGTTGACAGCGTTACCCCGAGTCTTGTATTTGCTGCCACCGGCAACACGGCCACAGGCTCTGTCGGCACTGTCAGCGTCACCAGCACGGCGGCTGTCACAGGCAACAGCGCCACGGGTGCTGTGGAAACGATGCCGAGCGAAGTCATCACTTTCCAAGCGATCACAGGCAATGGCGCTACGGGATCAGTCGGCAGTGTCAGTAATGTCATCACGATTTCCTTGACAGGCAACACTGCAACAGGCTCTGTCGGCATCATCTTTGGCTTTGGCTGGGGTGCGATACCCGACAGCGCAGAAACTTACACACCGATCAGCGACAGCGCAGAAACTTGGGTCGCAATCGTTGATAATTCAGAGACTTGGACATCCATTTAGGAGTAACGCATGGCAGATACCACAACTTCCAACCTACTGCTGACGAAGCCAGAGGTAGGCGCATCGACAGACACCTGGGGTACAAAGATCAACACCGACCTAGATTCGGTGGACGCCATCTTTGCGGCAGCCGGCACTGGTACAAGTGTCGGCCTGAACATTGGTTCTGGTAAAAGCCTGAAGTTGGTCGGCGATGTCATTGACACCAACGGCAATGAGTTGCTCAAGGTGACGGCTACAGCGTCTGCTGTGAACGAGTTGACATTGGCCAATGCAGCCACTGGTGGCGCACCAGCGTTATCTGCTACAGGTGGCGATACAAATATTGGGATTGCGCTTACGCCCAAAGGGACTGGTGGTGTTGTATTCCCAGCAGGCGCAGTAGGCACACCTTCCATCACCACCACAGGCGACACCAACACCGGCATCTTCTTCCCTGCGGCTGACACTGTTGCAACATCTGTTGCTGGGACAGAAGGTACTCGCCTTACCTCAACAGGATTGGGGATTGGGACGACTTCGCCGGGGGCAAAGCTGAGTGTTACAAAAGCATCAAATTATGATGTTGCTCGTTTAACAGCACCAGATTATCCAACATTAGATTTGTATCAATCTGCACAATCTAATGCATCCGCAAGGAATTGGAGAATTTTAACTAATTATGAAGCGTGGGGACAGCTTGATATACAAGTAGGTACTACTTCCGCAAACGCGCCTTCAGTTACTAAATTATCCCTTACCTCCAGCGGCGACTTGCTAGTAAATACTACAAGCGGGTACACAGGAAAAATGCGCGTAAACAATACCTCAAGCGATGGTATTGGTATTCAATTAGCGGGTGCAGGCGGTAGTGCTTTGGTCACTTATGTATCAAACACAAATCAAAATTATGCTTTTTTTGTTTATAACGGAAGCTCAACAGGTTCTATAAGCACAAATGGGACAACCACCTCATACAACATTTCTTCAGACTATCGCCTAAAAGAAGATATTGCGCCAATGACAGATGCGCTGGCAAAGGTGGCTCTGCTTAAACCAGTAAACTACAAGTGGAAAGTAAACGGCTCAGATGGTCAGGGCTTTATTGCTCACGAACTGGCTGAAGTTTGCTCCGATGCTGTTACAGGAGAAAAAGACGCAGTGGACGCCGATGGAAAACCTGTCTATCAAGGCATCGATGTTTCATTCTTGGTTGCCACACTGACAGCGGCAATCCAAGAACAACAAGCCCTCATCACAGCCCTGACAACCCGCATCACCGCACTTGAGTCTGCACCATGACCGAAGACATCACCCACCGAGAAATCTACGACCGCCTGGTGGCTGTCGAGGGGAAGGTGGACGCGCTGACCACCAGCACCAAGGATGTGACCGCCGCGTTTGTCGCCGCCCAGGGCGCGTTCAAGGTGCTGGAGACACTCAGCCGCCTTGCCAAGCCCCTGCTGTGGCTGGGTGGTCTGTTCGCGGCGACTGCGGCCTTCTGGGATCAATTTAAGGCACGCTGAGATGGACGCGCTGCCGCCACCACCGCCAGCAGCCCAAGCCCCAGCACCTGCCTTTGAGTGCGTGAGGTGGTCATGGTCTTCTGACCGGCTGCTGGTCTGGTGCTTGCAGTGGCGGGAGAAGAAGTCGTGATAGATCCATTCACAGCGCTAGCGGCCATCCAGACAGCGGTCAAGCTGGTAAAGACTGCCGCCCAGACTGTCCAATCCGTAGAATCCCTTGGCCCCGTATTGGGCAAGTTCTTTTCTGCCAAGGCCGATGCCATCAAAGTTGTCCAGCAGTCCAAGACGGGCGGCTTTAAGGGCAGCGCAATGGGCAAGGCCATTGAGCTTGAACTGGCCATCGAGCAGGCCAGAGCATTTGAAGAAGAGATCAAGATGCTCTTTTTCCAATCAAACAAGATGGAGGTCTGGGCCAAGATCGTGGCCCGTGCCGCCAGCATTGACAAAGAGGCGGCGCACGATGCGCGGCGTGAGCGTGAGTCTGCTGCACGGCAAAAGAAGGAACTTGACGAATTTATCACCCTTGTGCTCATGTTGCTGGTGTTCGGCGCTCTTCTAGGCTTCTTGGGCTGGCTGATCTTTGAGGTGATGCAGCAGCAGTGCGGTGGTAAGTGCTGATGGCGGGTGATGAGCGCCTCAACCTGGTTGACAAGGTGCTGGCCTATGTGTCTAGCCCTTTCAGACTCTTTGCAATGGTGCTCATGGCCGTGCTCACATTCGCCGGCTACTTTGTATATACAAACCAAGATCTGTTGATTGGCGCGTACAAGGAATCCAAGAAGATCCCAACGATTGCAGAGGACAGGGTGGAGGATGCAGCGGCGCACCTATTCAAGCAGTCCGGCGCACTGGTGGTGGCGGTGTTCAAAGTCAACAGCATGTTTGGCACGCGCATCCTGTATCGGGCTTATGGGAAGAACGGCAGGGACAAAACAAATGATGGGCTGGATGTCGGCCTGTTCAGTGCCAACCAAAGTAACAATGCCGACATTGTTAAATTGCTTGCAAACGAGATTCCTTGCGGTGAGTACAAGTCAGCGCAGAGTGAAATGGGGCTTTGGTATATTGCCAAGGGCGTGGCCTACACATGCCGCATTTCAGTGCCACCAGAGCCAGGTCGCTTTGTCGGACAGATCACAGTCGGCTGGGCTACCCAGCCCGAAGACATGGACAGCACCCGTGCAATGCTGCAAATTGCCGCAACGATGTTATCAAGGAGTAAGCAATGATTGGACTCGATGCACTGATAAGCGTGGGCGGCAAGCTCATTGACAAACTGATCCCTGATCCTGAAGCCAAGGCCAAGGCCCAGCTTGACTTGGCCAAGATGGCGCAGGATGGTGAACTGGCTAAGCTGGCCAACGACACCGAGTTGTACAAGGCAGAGCAAAACAACCTGAGTGCCAGACACACTGCCGACATGGCATCGGACTCTACGCTATCCAAAAACATCCGGCCCATGACGCTAATTGCCATTTTCATTGGCTACTTTGTGTTTGCCATGATGAGCGCGTTTAAGTTGGAGGTTAACGAGACATATGTCACCCTGCTTGGCCAGTGGGGCATGCTTGTGATGTCTTTTTACTTTGGTGGCCGCACACTGGAAAAAATCATGGACATGAAGGCTAAGAAATGAAAGAAAACTTTGACTCCGCACTGGCCGCTGTCCTCCACCATGAGGGCGGCTTTGTAAACCATCCATCCGACCCTGGCGGCATGACCAATCTCGGCGTCACCAAGAAGGTCTGGGAGGAGTGGGTCGGGCATGAGGTGGATGAAAAAACCATGCGCGGCCTGACCCCTGAGATTGTCGGCCCGATGTACAAGTCTAAGTATTGGGACAAGGTCAAGGGCGATGACCTGCCGGCTGGTGTGGACTATGTGGTTTTTGATGCGGCGGTGAACAGCGGCCCAGGTCGGGCTGCCAAGTGGCTGCAAGCGTGCGTGGGGGTTGATCCTGACGGCGGCATCGGCCCAAAGACTTTGCAGGCTGTGGCCGCATTTGAGGGCGATCTGGTTGACGATTATGGCAAGCGCAGACTGTCATTCCTGATGGATCTGCCCCACTGGCAGACCTTTGGCAAGGGCTGGGGCCGCAGGGTTGCTGAAGTCAGCAAAGTAGGCGCAGACATGGCATAAGTGAAATAATCATGTCATGGCCAATGTCAAGCAACAATTAGAGACGCCTTCACTCTCACCTCTGGGTTATCCACCAGAGGTGTATGAGCGCCGGAACTTGAACGAGAACAACGGCGCACTGAACATTTTTTCCAGAAAACTGACTTCCGTGCTCGGCTCACTGTTTGGGCCAAGGGGCGGCAAGTTTATGAACAACCCCCACGGGGCTTTTCAGGACTCAACCGACCAGACGGCGGCCAACACCACCACGGCCTATGCCGTCACATTTAACACGACAGACTTCAGCAATGGCGTGACAATAGCCAGCAACAGTCGAATCACAGTGGCCGACTCTGGAATCTGGAACTTGCAGTTTTCCATTCAGTTTACAAATACGACAAATTCGTCTCAGGATGTGGATGTCTGGTTTCGGGTCAATGGTACAAATGTGGCCAATTCAAATAGTAGATTTGGCTTTGCACCTAGAAAAGGTGTTGGAGATCCGTATCACATTATTGCGGCCATAAATTACTTTGTGAGCTTGAATGCGACTGATTATGTGGAGATCATGTGGAGGCCAACCGACATCGGTGTTCAAATTGAGCAGTACGCTGCCAGCGCCAGCCCAACCCGACCAGCAGTGCCATCGGCCATCGTCACGATGAGCTTTGTCTCTAACCTACCGACCATATAGCCATGTACATCCCAATAAAAATTCCACCAGGCATTTACAGGAACGGCACAGAGTACCAAGCAGCAGGCCGCTGGTATGACGCGAATCTGGTGCGCTGGTACGAGAACACCCTGCGGCCTATGGGCGGCTGGAGGAAGCGATCGGCAAGCCAGATGACGGGTCTGTGCAGGGGCTTTATCACTTGGCGCAACAACAGCGGAGAACGATTCATTGCCGCTGGTACGCAATCCAAGCTGTACGCCATGAACGAGGCGGGGACACTCAAGGAAATCACACCAACCGGCATCACTTCCGGCATTGCCGACGCCACGATCAAAACCGGCTACGGATACAGCACCTATGGCACATACGCCTATGGCGTGGCCAGACCTGATCTTGGTGGGCTGATTCCAGCCACTACATGGAGTCTCGACACATGGGGAGAGTATCTGGTGGCCTGCTCCAGCGCTGACGGCAAGCTGTACGAGTGGCAGCTTGGTTTTACAACGCCGACCTTGGCAGCGGCCATCACCAACGCCCCAACTGGCAACAAGGCTCTTTTGGTCACTGCCGAGCGCATCCTGTTTGCCCTTGGCGCTGGCGGCAATCCCCGCAAGGTGCAGTGGTGTGACCAAGAGGACAATACGGTCTGGACGCCTGCGGCCACCAATCAGGCTGGTGATTTTGAGTTGGCCACGCCTGGCACTCTGCTGGCCGGCAAGCGCGTCAAGGGTGTAAACCTGCTCTTTACAGATGTGGATGTCCACACGGCGACCTATATCGGCGCACCATTTGTTTATGGCTTTGAGAAGGCCGGATCTGGCTGCGGCCTGATTTCGGCTCAATCTGTGGCGGCCATCGACACGGCGGCCATCTGGATGTCTAAGAGTGGCTTTTTCACTTATGACGGATATGTCAAGCCCTTGCCTTGCGAAGTCTCAGATTATATTTTTAACAACATCAACTACAACCAAGCGTCCAAGGTCTACGCCGTCCACAACAGCCAGTTTGGCGAGATCTGGTGGTATTACCCAAGCAGCGGCAGCAACGAGAATGACAGCTATGTCACCTACAACTACCGCGAAAACCACTGGAACATAGGCTCATTGGCCCGTACCGCCGGCACTGATGCGGGTGTGTTTACCAACCCGCTGCTGGTATCAAGCGATGGCTACATCTATGAGCATGAAGTGGGCTTTGCCTACGACAGCGCCAGCGTCTACGCTGAGTCTGGGCCGGTGCAGCTTGGCAACGGCGACAACCTGATGTCTGTGCGGCAGGTTGTCCCAGATGAGCAGACACTTGGCGAGGCGGTGGTTTCATTCAAGACCCGCAATTACCCCACGGGCGCTCAGTCCACCTTTGGGCCATATACGGCGGCCAACCCTACGGATGTCCGGTTTATGGCGCGGCAGGTCAATGTCAAGGTGACGGGTGCTGTTTTGGCTGATTGGCGCATCGGCGTGATGCGGCTGGATGCGGTGGCCAGCGGCAAGCGATGAGTGATTCTGAGCATTTGAAGAGACTACGCCACCATGTGGAGGCTGCTTTAGAATACTCTGGAGGCACACATAATTTTGACGATGTTGCCGAGATGGTGAGGGATCACAGATTGCAGTTGTGGCCAGCCTCAAACTCGGTGGTGTTGACAGAGATCATTGTCTATCCGCGACTCAAGAACTTGCACTACTTCTTGGCTGGTGGCGACCTAGATGAACTCTCACGGATGCGACCAATGATCGAATCCTGGGGCAAGTCGATTGGCTGCACCAGAGTGACTTTGGCAGGCCGCAAGGGCTGGGCAAAGACATTTTTAAAAGACGAAGGTTACAGCCCACAGTGGTCTGTACTTGCAAAGGAGTTGTAAATGGCAACAATTGACGAGTTATATCAGCAGTCCTTACTGGGTAATTTACCGACTACCCTCACCCCGTACCAGCAAATCATGGGGCAAATGACGCCGACCATGAATCCGTACACGGGCGCAGGTGTTGCCATCGGTGGCTACGACCCAGCGCTTTACAGGCGCATGAGTGGATCGGGGCTGATTAACTTGGGCGGCGCTGGCGGTGGCGGTAGTGGTGGCATGGGCGGTGGTGGCGGTGATTCGGGAGGTGGTAGCGGTGGCTTTTCAAACCCATTTAGCGACTTGACTCAGGCGCAGCAGGCAGCCTACTACGCTGAGAACCCAAACATGGCATCGGTGACAAGGGGACTTCAAGGTCTTTTTGGGCTTACATCCTTGGGCGCTTTGCAAAATTACTTTAACCCAGGCTTTGTCAGTGAGCAGGGTTTGATTGCAATGGGTGTTGACCCTGCCACATATCAGAACGCAAGAGAGAGCTTCCGAGCCAGAGAAATAAATGCAATGAATGCAGAGGCTGCTGCCGCTGCCAATGCTGCCCAAAACGCTCAATCCATGCAGTCGATGCAGGATGCGCTTAACGCTGATACAGCGGCAGCCCAAGCACAAAGCATTTCAGATCAAAGCAGTGCTGGCTCTGAGGCTGGTGGCTACGGCACGGGCGACACAAGCGGCGGGTTTGGTGAAGGTCAGTACAACATGGGCGGCCCTGTTGACCGAGTCGGTGGCCCTAACCCACCAGGCCCAGATGACGGCACTGGCATGTTGCAGCTTGGCGAGTATGTCATCAAAAAATCAGCGGTCAAAAAGTACGGCCAAGGGCTGCTGGACATGATCAACGATGGCAAGATTCCTGCCAAAAAAATGAAATCTTTACTCGGATAAGGGGCGAAAAATGTCTAAAGGTGGAAACCAAGTATCAACGACTTCAATTGATCCTGACATCAAGAGTGCGTTTCTGACAAACTTTGCTCAGGCTCAAGGTGTTGCAGGGGCATTGCCCGTCCAACAGTTTGCTGGCTACAACCCCCTGTACCAAGCTGGTGAGCAGCAGATCGTCAACCAGTCCCTGACCCCATTCACTGGCCAAGAAATTGGCGCATTTATGAATCCGTACCAGCAAGAAGTCATTGACCGAAGCCTTGGCGATATTGAGTCGAGCCGCCAGATGCAAGACCTTAGAGATCGTCAGGCTGCAACCCAAGCCAGAGCCTTTGGTGGGTCACGCCAAGGTGTGCAGTCATCACTGACCAATGCCGCAGCACTCAAGCAAGCCGCTGACCTGTCAGCCAACCTGCGCAACCAAGGCTATGGCCAAGCTGCACAGTTGGCTCAATACGCTCGGGGACAAAACCTGCAAGGCGGTCAGAATGTGATGGCACTTGGCGGTGCGCGTCAGGCTTTTGAGCAGCAGCAGTTGGATGCAATCCGCAACATCGGCCTGCAAAAACTTGGCATTGTCCAGTCGAGCTTGGGTGCAAACCCTGCCAACTTGGGGGGCACTACACAAACCCCGTACAGCCGCAATGTCGCATCCGGTGCTTTGGGTGGTG